AGCTGCTACCCCATTAATTACAACATTAGCTTCACCATCTACGTCAACAAGAACCCCACCAAGCGATCCAACTGCACCTGTAGCGTTGGCAACAGCGTCACCATTTACCCCAACACCACCAATCGCTGAAGTTCCCGCTAATCCTGTAAGGCTGACGTTTGCTTTTGCATTAATGTTTAGAGTTCCAAGCGCACTTGTGGCTGCTTGACCAGAAGGTATTACATTTGCTTTACCTATAGTTGCTACTGTGCCTAGTGCTGAAGTTGCAGAAATACCACTTACAGATACATTTGCCTCTGCATCAATTGCAAGTGTTCCTAGGGCAGTTGTACCAACTTGTGAGGATGGAATTACGTTTGCTTTTGCAACAACAGATACAGAGCCGAGAGCGCTTGTGGCTGCTATACCAGTAAGCGTGACTGGTATGGGTTCACTCCAAGGTCCTTGTCCCCAGGTACTTCGACCCCAACCAGTTATATTAGCCATAAGGCTAAGCTATTCTAATAATCGCTGTACTTGCTGCTGCTGCTGGAAAAACTATTGTAAAATCTCCAGCTGTAGATGTTTTGTCACCACCAAAATCAATAGTAGCAACAGATTTATTACTGTCAGTTGAATTGTAGATCATACAACCTCTTGCGGTCACAGTTGCAGTACCAAAAGTTAAATCTGCAAAATCTGTAAATCCAGTAGTGCCGCTTGATGTTGGATCTACTCTCGTTAAGCTATTACCGCCGGATGTATAGTTAGTGCCAGATGCTTGTCCAGTAGTAGTAAATGCTGTAGTTGAAGCACCTAATGTCGCTGAACTGGTATACAAAGCTAACTTAAATGTATCGCCACCTGAGTTTTTAAAGTTATGAACTGCCTCTAGTAGCTCCTTTTTAAAGCTTGTAGTCAAAGTAGAACTTATAGCCATATTAAATACCTCTAATAATTTTTGCTAATTCTTCCTCTCCGCCACCTATTAAATCTTGTATCAGAGAGGCTTTATAAGATTTTAACGCATTTTTTATATAAATCAAACAGACCTGATAGATAGCATCTTTATAAGCTCTCGCTTGCTCTCTTATATGTGGTTCGTTATCTTCTGAATAGCTTACTATCTTTTCCGTTAAGCGCTCTGCCCAGAACTCTGGCGGATGGCCGCCAAAATTTGTTGTTTTGGCTTCAATAATACCTAAACCTGGTAATCCAGCTGGTGTAATTTTATCTACCATTTATTAGGCTCCGGCGGTTTAAGATGTGAGTCATTTCTATCAACTAGAACAGGTTTTTGTTCTTTTTTGTTAATTTCTATCTCGCTTATGTTTTTAACATTAAGTCCAGTCTCATCTTCTAACACTATTAATGGATCTGCTAATCTGTGGTAACCGTATAGTTTTTGTGGTGCTGGCACGTCTGTATCTAACAAAGAAGATGAAGCTGCAACCTCTATTTGCATACCGCTATCTATACATTTTGATAGCCAAAACTCAACACACGCTCTCCCAGCCTCTGCAAAATGAAGATTACCTTTATATGAAAAATCAACACCAAACATTTTTATGTTTGCAACTTCATTCCAGTATGCAAAAGCTATAGCATAGGCAACCGTATTATTAAGGTAATGACAGTTTGTTTCTCTTACTATTTGGCGTACTGGATAATCAACTAATCCCGGACATCTATCATCTAGCTCACATGTATAAATAGGACCCTCGTGGTGTAGCAATAGATCGGCCATACTTGAAGTTTGTCCACCAGCATCATCAGAGTCTAAAAATCTAGATGCTGGATCCATCATAAAAACCCTGTCGTGATAGATAACACTACCAACGGCATTGATAGCCCATACTTCGTCAAAATGTGTACCGTGTGATTTAGCTAGATTGTAATCAAACCAGCTTTTTCCCATACCGACTATAGCAATAGTCGCCCCTTTCAAGCTTTCGATTTTTTCCATAATGTTTTAAGATACCGAAGTCCTCAACGAGTCGTATCGATATTCATCTCTTCTACCTCTTGCTTCTGCTCTATTTTTCAATCTATTTATAGATGAAGCAAATCTTTGCTCATAAGCTTGTAGAAGATCTTGTTCCCCCTTCATAAATATATAAGCTTCAATTAAACTACCGTACAACAAGGCATTCCTAGCATTATTAGATAGCCAGGTGCCGGTCGTATCAGTAACCAGTGAATTGGGTTTGTATAAATAATGTAGCTCTACAGTATAGTTCGCATCAGGCACAGGACTTACAATTATAGTAGAGCCGTTATTAGACGCTGTAGATAATTCTTTATCAAAATCTGCGTAATACTTTGGTAATCCTCGGAGCGTTGAATCTGTTGGGTCTACAGAGAACTCACGCATAAATGTGGGATGTTTCTTATCTAAATAATGATAATCACCATTGCTATCAACTACAGCCAAAGAAAAACTTAATTGGTAGTCAGTTGGAGTTGTTAGATAGGTATTACCTGTAGTTAAAGAACCAGTTACATTTTTTCTAAAATAATCAAACTGTACCAAATCAAATATTCTGCTTTCAGCATTTTTTATAAAATCATCTAAGCTGTTTACGAAAGTAGTCTCTGTATTCTCAGTATAGTTTTGTATTAATGTTTTTAATTCTGCTAATGTCATGTTGTTTGTATTGTAACCTCACCAACCGATCCTGTCATTTCACTAACGGTAAAGTTACTACCTATAGTTGAAGGATTTAAGGTGCTATATTTAAAAATATCACTGTTTACAACAACCACAAAACCTTCACCTACCTCGTGATCGTTATTTGGTCTTGGTCGGTATAAGGCTTCTGGATCAGCAGTAGCTCTTAGCGGCTCTAATTGTGGATGTTTTGGTTCATAACAACTGTGACATACTTTTAAACCATTCCATTCTTCTCTTAATTCCAAGAGTTTGTATTCAAACCCACATCTGTCACATAACGCTCTTGCAAACTTACCTGTTGCGTATGCCATTAAAGAACTCTAAGTCTAGGCCTGATTTGAAAAGATGCTCTATCTTCATCTTGATCAGCAGCTCTTCTAAATTCTTCTTCGTATAAAGATTTAAGTTGAGCAGTTAGTTGTGGTGCCCTTTTTTGTGAAATGTAATATGCAAGCCCGGCAGCAAAACAAGGATAGAACCTGAATGGCATATCCATAGTATTAGAACCCGTATCAGCATCATCCATCCTTACTAACTTATTAAAAACCAATACATCAGTAGAGTTTTCAGGTGCTGGCCATATTTTTAGAGATGGCGTGCTTAGCTTATCTAAAAAGAATTGTGAGGGTCTCGCTTTAGAATTTTTATTTGGAATATTTATATACTCAGAACGACTAATTCTGTTCATACTTATATCAGTTTGCGTATCATTAACTGTTCTACGTAGAACAACATCCAAAAGATCAATTACATTACTGTTGAGTGAATAACTGGTTGTGCCCTCTGTCACTGTTTGTGTAGCCTGCTCTATAGTCCACTGATTCAGACCTCTGTTTGCCCATTCTGCTAACATTAAATTAGCTGATCTAATACCGCTTTTTAAATCATATCCTGTACGTAACTCTAAACCGCACCTTTCATAAGCTTCTTCTATAAACTCTGTTATATTGGGTTCAAAGTTTGTGCTTCCTGATAAAGCCATTACTTTTTCTTTTTAGCTTTTTTTAAAGATCTTTCGATTTGTCTAGCTTGTTTAGCATGTAACTTAGACGCACCTTTGAGTTCTTTTATGAGTTTTCTTTTTGCCGCTACACTTAATTCTGCCATTATTCTTTATCTCCTTGGCTATATAGATTATCAAATGTTATATCTGGATCCATATAACTTTCATGTTTTTCAGCTGAGTGTATATATTGGCTAGGAGAAAAATCTGGTGGACCCTCTCCAGTACGCCATAAAGCTGGATTAGTTGCTCTAACTCTATTATTAGGTAAAGCTACAAAATTACCAGTATATTCACCAGCGTCCGTTAAGTATAGCACATGACTTTGTTTATGTTGTGCAGGATCATCAGCAATACTATGCTCTGTATAATCTACGGTAAACATATATCTACCAGTATAAAATTCACCACCTATTTTACATATCCAAGGTGATGAGCTGACCCTATCTAAAACAACAACAGAATGATGATGACTTAGACAATCCCAAGGTTGCGCCAAATGATCCTCCATAGGTTTTGGCCATTCATCTAGCTTTATATCTGCTACAAGTGCCTCTATCGGCATTCTTGCCCACATAGCTCCACCGTGTACGTTTTCGTCTGGATAGCCCTCAAAATCAGTTTCGCAACCTGTAAAGACAACTTGGAATGATAATGATCTATCTGGAATAGTGTTAACTGCAAACGCTAATGCGTGCAGGTATTCACCGTGATAGTTTTGATGATTTGCAGTAAATTCTCTACGAACCCAACATTTAAACTGCGGTATGTTGGAAATTAAATATGACATAGTTCCCCCTTATGTCTTAATTATTTTGCTCCGCCTTTTGCTCTATATTTAGACTGCTTGTTTGCTCCCATTCCAGATGCATACTTTGATCTTTTCATGCCACCGCCACCAGCCATATATTTAGTATTCTTTCTAGAGTTACCTGGTCCTCCTTTAGACATATATTTAGGACCTTTCATAGGACCGCCTCCAGATTTATATTTTGTATTTTTAGCAGCACCGCCATTAGCAGCGTATTTTCTTCCTTTAACCCCGCCGCCTTGAGCATAATATTTAGTTCTCTTAAACATTTTTTTATCTCCTAACGTATCGTAGTAACTTTTCTACGATTGTTCATAACAGCTCCACAACCCTTTGCTATGATGCCACCGCTTTTTAGTTTAGCACGATTTTGCTTAGACATGGCTCTTTCAATAGCCATTCCTCTTTTTTTCTCATAAGAAGAAAGCTTGCCATCTTTATTTAGATCTGCTTTTTCTTTATTTTTCAACATATTTGATCCTCCCGATCTTAATGAAACTCTCGCTTTTTTTGTATTTGCTACTACTGTTTTACCTTTAGCTCCAGCAGCTTTCTTTTTTCTAGCTGTTTTTGCTCTTTCAGATTTAGATAAACTTCTTGCTTTAGCAGCTGGTAAACAACGATCTGGATTTTTTTTATTTTTACTAGTACCACATGGTCCTTTAATTGAACCATCTGTCCCAATACGTACCCAGTTTTGTTTTCTCCACTCTGCTAACTGTCCCATTATCTTAACCTATCATTCATGACTATACCTTGTCCTCTAATGGGCCCACCAAACCTTCTACCTTTACGTTTCCCGCCTTTTGCTTTCTTTGCATAGTTTGGATCTTTGCAATACTTTGATGCAGCCATATTTGCATACGCACTTGGATATGTATCAAAAGTTCTTTTTGCCCAAGCTTTACCCTCTGGGCATATTTTTCCTTTACTCTTTGCTTTCTTCGCCATAATTTAATCCATCTAAATGATAATTTAACGTAAGTTCTTCACCTTGGCTAATTTTTTTTAAAGTGAAAACATTATAAACTCTATAATCGTCCCAATCTAATTCTTCTACTAAAAAACAATTTGCATCATCTGCATGATTTAAAAAACTGCCAATAGCAGTTCTAATATAACCATCTATTATTGGAACTTTAATATGCGAAACACCCAAATCAAAGTCTGCATTTATGTCCTCTAAGGCAAACAAGCCTTGTCCCTCTATTTGACTCTTTTGCACTTCAATACAATCTGGTAGAGGTTTGTAATAAAATTTGTTATATACCGGATACATTATTTAATCCTACCGTGTTTTTTCCTAATTGCATCTTTACCACGTCTAAATATTTCTGCTTGTCTAGGTTTACCGCCATACTTAGATCTTTGTTCACCTACAGTTAATATTTGTATTAATCTAGCAAACGGTTTTCTAGTCTTTTTTACTTTAGCTACTGTATCTCTAGCGTCTTGAATTGTTGCGTATTTAATAGACACAGTATCTTTGGGATTTTCATCTGTATAAAGCCTGCGTCCAGACCCTTTAGGTTTTTTACCAGTTCCTACTTTTGGGTCACGTTTTTTAGACAATTAACATCTCCATTGCCTACGTGACCAATAATTAGCTTTTGTTCTATCGCTACCCAAGCTTTTACTGCGTGCACAATATGCTTTTCTTTTTTTTGGATTATTTGGATGTGCGCCTAACTTAGGATCACCAAAAGTTACTCTTTTTATTTTTCCAGAACTGGGAACACGCACAAAGACTTCCCTAGTTTTTTTACCATACCCAGGAGAACCTTTACTGATTCTCCTAGGTTTATTTAAGGTTACAGTTTTGCCTTTGTACTCTGCCATTCATCAATAATTTTTATTCAACACTAAAATGATTGAATAAGCGTCGCCGCTTGAATGACCTACTGTTGTAAAGTCTATGTCTCCGGTTACTCCTGAGCCTGCATTATTAGGTATGCCACTAAATCTGTCGTCATAGTATTCATCACCAGTACTATCAGCTGGTAGGGGAATAGCTAAAACATTAGTAGTTGCATCAAATTCTATATCAACGGCCATACCTCTGGTTGCCCAGTAAATACGTGCTATTGATACACTGGTACAAGATTCGCCAGCACTGTTTGTTGTTAATGCCGAAACATCAACCTTTTTAACAGATGACTCACCTGTACCGTCAGATTCATTTGTAAACTTTAATACTGCGACTCTCTCACCATCTTGAATAGTTTGCGAGGTTACTGTATCTGCCATAATTGCCTCCTGTTATTAAGCGTCAGCAAATGGAGTTACTATAGTGCCTGATCCTAAAACTATACCTTCTACAGCATATTTAGCACTAGCTATAGCAGTACATCTTACTATACTACCTGCTAACCCGCCTTTTGTAGATCCGTTCATAGTTAATACATCATTAGAAGCACCTGAGATAAACACTTTACCTGATGCGTTGTCTTTACCTACGTAAACACCACCTACAAATTTATCGGTTCCATCAGATTTAATATCTAAATCAGTAGCTGCGGTTACAACAACAAAAGTAAAGCTTGCACCTAAATTATTTAATTGATTAGAGTCATCATCTCTATCAGGTGCTGTAGCTACTATACTTGGTAAAGTAAATTTACCGTCAGCATCATTACAAAGTAAAACCTTGCCTGCATGATCTGCTACTGTAAGGGATGTATCTGCGGTTAGACTAACTACGTTAGCATTACCTGCTGAAATAAATCCTGCTAGTGACTGGATAGGACCAGAGAATGTCGATTTTGCCATAATTTCCTCCTGGGAAATAAGTTCTACCGTCTTGGCTTGTCTGCTAGGTCAGTCTGTAGAACAAGTTAATAAATCCTAGAACTAAATCATATACTTTATTTGAAAAAAAAGAAAGGGAGCCGAAGCTCCCTTAAAAAATTGTAGTTGAGTAAGAAACGCTACAATAAATCGTTCCTATTAAGCTCCTTGAGAACCGTAAACGGCTCTAAAGTTTGAGTATCCGAATGAGTATCTTTCTCTAGCTTTATATCTCATGTTACCGGTATCGAAATCACCCTCTAATGCGGTTTGCATTGGAGATCTTTCAAAATACTTAAACCCGTCTGGGCAATCGGTTTTAATGAAATATGCATCTGTATCAGTTAGATAGTGGTTTACAACATATCCATTTGGAAGCATTGAATTCATATTATTGATAGCGTTAATATCATTATCTGAAGTCGCAGTTCTACCTGGAGATTGAAGTAATCTATCAGCAACAAACACTAACTGTGGTGGCACGATAAGTTTCATTCCTCGAAGAGCTATATTAAGACCTCTATCATCTGTAAATGTAGAGATTCCAATAAGATTATCTTCAAGAGATGTCTCATTTAAGTCCGCCATAGTTGTTGCTCTGTTTGCTAAAGAGCCACCGCCGCCTAGTGGATGGTCTGTTGCAATCAAAGACTTACCATCACCACCAGCTACACTAAACGCATTGTTTAGTACCGCTGCTGCTTTGATTTGCTTTGTATTTGCCATAGACCTAGCTAATGCTTTGGTATATCTTGCACCTAATCTATCATAGAGATTATCTTCAATTGCCTCTTCTGTTAAAGCAAAAGCAAGAGCCACTGTTTCGTGGGAATAACGTGAAGTGTAGCCTTCGTTAGCGTTATCAAATCTGACACCACTACCTTCTGCTTTTACTTCTGCATTACCAAACCCTACGATAAGAGT